CCCGCCAGCTACTCAAGGAGCGCCACCCATGAACTCCCTACAGAAACGCTTTGTCCGGTTCTCGCTGCATGCCGGTGCCGGTGGCCGCTGCACCTATTGCGGCGTTGGCACTGGACTGCGCCGCGGGACCATAGACCACTATCTGCCGCTGGCGCTTGGCGGGACCGACGAACGCGGCAACCTGCGATGGTGCTGCGTGGAATGCAACGCAGCCAAAGGCGCCTTGCACCCCAACGAATGGGAGCGCATGCGGCCCAAGAGGGCCAGCAAGTCACGGCATGAGGCGCGCTGCGAACTCATCACGGCGGCTATTCAGCGCCAGCGACGCGCGCACACGCTCATCGTCCACGCCGTGCCTCTGCCGAGAATCGCCCCAGGTCTGAAGCCTCGCGCCGTCCGAATGACGGTCACGGGCGATCCCGGGCGCTACTTCGCAGTCGGCGGCCAGCAATTCGAGGTTGTCGCCAGGAGCTGGAAACCATGACAATGCAGCCCGATGACAAAGCCGCACCTGACCCGAGCCAACGGCTACTGGCGATGCCAGGGTCAGGGTGTGGATGGGTACGGAATGACGCCGAAGTCGGCGTTTGCGCAGTGGCGGGCGATGCTGCCGAAAGCGCTGAGGCCGTGGGTGGAGGACGAGCGCTTCTACCCGACGCCTGTGGATCCCGGTCTGGCGGCTCTGGCTGCTTGGGAGCCGACGCAGGCGCATTGAACCGGAGGCGCGCATGAAGCGCCAGTGGCTTGATCGGCGCATCTCAGCGCCCGGCCCGTTCCTGGCACTTTGCTTGACCGAGGATCAGCTCGTCAGCGCCTGCCGAGATTTGAAGGTGAAGCCGCCCGGCTACTTCATCCGCAACGACCACTCGCGCGCGACCGTCCACCACTACGACTCGCCATCTGGACTCGCCTGCATCGTCTGCGTTCGAGGGTACGACGAGCACACCCCAGTTGAGATGGCGGGTCTCTTGGTGCACGAGGCAGTGCATATCTGGCAGGAATACGCCGACCACATTGGCGAGCGCAACCCGGGCCGCGAGCAAGAGGCCTATGCGATCCAGTCCATTGCGCAGGAGCTGATGGCGGAGTTCGCAAGGCAGCTTGGCGTGAAGACTGTTCACAGCGGAAAATGACGGGCATGGGCCAGCAATCCACGTTCAACGACAGCGACGCCGAGACGATCTACCAATGTCTCGCGGAGGGGAAGTCTCTGCTGTCCATCTGCGAGGCCATGGGCCTTGCGTACAGCACGGCGAGGCAGTGGGAGCTCGACCACCCCGAGCACGCCGCGAAATCCGCGCGCGCGCGGGAGCTTGGCTGCCATTTCCTGGCCGAGCAATGCCTACAGATCGCTGACACGCCGGTCGAAGGCGTCGAGACGACTGAGAAGCCGGACGGGTCCGTTGAAGTCAAGCGCGGTGACATGCTCCAGCACCGCAAGCTGCAGATCGACACGCGGATGCGCCTGATCGGCAAGTGGGCGCCGAAGATCTACGGCGACAAGCTGGCCGTTGGCGGCGCGGAAGACCTGCCGCCCGTGAGGCATGACCACAACGTCACGATGACGCCCGAGGAGGCCTACAAACGGATGCTCAGCGGTGGCTGACTGGGCGCCCGACTACGACGCCGTCTACCGCGAGCGCGCTGAGCGCCTAGAGCGCATCCGCTCGACGCCGGGGATGCTGGATGGCCTGAAGGCCTTCTACAAGGACAACCCGGTCCAGTTCATCATGGACTGGGGCATGACGTTCGACCCGCGCAACGCCGAGGTTGGGCTGCCAACGACGATGCCTTTCCTGCTCTTCCCCAAGCAGCAGGAGTTCATCGTCTGGCTGCGCGAGCGCTGGATGGGGCGCGAGGACGGCCTGGCCGAGAAGAGCCGGGACATGGGCGTTTCCTGGCTGTGCGTGGCCTTCGCGGTCTGGATGTGGCTCTTCCACGCTGGCACAGTCGTCGGCTTCGGCTCGCGCAAAGAGGAATACGTCGATGATCTGAACGACCCGAAGTCGCTCTTCTGGAAGGCTCGCCAGTTCGTGAACCTGCTGCCGGTCGAGTTCCGGCCGGCCGGCTGGGACCCGAAGAAGCACGCGCCCTTCATGACGCTGACGAACCCGGAGAACGGGTCGGCCATCGTCGGCGAGTCGGGCGACAACATCGGCCGCGGCAACCGAACGAGCGTCTACTTCAAGGACGAGTCCGCCTTCTACGAGCGTGCCGAGACCATCGACGCCGCGCTGTCGCAAACCTCCAACTGCAAGATCGACGTCAGCACGCCCAACGGCAACGGCAATCCGTTCTACCGCAAGCGCCACGGCGGGAAGATCAAGGTCTTTACCTTCCACTGGCGCGATGACCCGCGCAAGGGGCCGGAGTGGTACGCGAAGCAGCAGAACGACCTGGACCCAGTCGTGCTGGCCCAGGAAGTGGACATCGACTACGACGCCTCGACGAGCGACGCCTGGATTCCGGGCGCGCTGGTGGAAGCGGCGCAGCGGCTGGGGCCGGCCGATGTAGAGGCGAATGGCCCCTGGATGATCGGCGTCGATGCGGCGCACATGGGCGACGACGAGAGCGTCATCACCTGCCGCCGCGGCCTGCTTACGCTCAAGCCGGTGCCGTTCAAGGGGCTGGATGGCCACGCCTTGGCGGCGAGCGTTGAGGAGCAATGCCGCGTCTTTGAGGATGCCGGCCAGCTCATCGGCATGATTGCCATCGAACTGGATGGCCCAGGCGTCAGCGCCTACGACACGCTCAAGCGCGGCAAGTGGGCCGCTGTCGTCGTCGGCGTGCACACTGGCGCCAAGCTCAAGGACGACCGCAACTACAACGTCAAGGCGCGCATGTGGCGTGCGGCGCTTGAGTACCTGCGCACCGGCGGCTGCTCGATGGGCATCGACCCTGAGCTGAAGTCGCAGCTGTCGTCCTACCGGTACAGCTACCGCGACGGCCTGCTGCTGATGGAGGCGAAGAAGGACTACAAGAAGCGCATCGGCAAGTCGCCGGACCGCGCTGACTCGTGGATTCTGACGTTCGCCACGCCAATGAAGACACCCGCTCCGCCCGCCGTCGAACCGCTGCCAGTGGTCAATCACTACCGCCGCCGCTAAACTCCCGCCCAACCCGACCGGCGCCACGCCGGCCCGCTGAGCACACCGAGCGTCCAGCAGCTCATCCGAACTTGGATGACGCTATGCCGACGATTGCAGCGGGCACGAACCCCACCATCACCCTTGCGGCCGGCCAGAAGCTGGTGTTTTCAGCCGGCGGCGCTGGTCTGGCGACCGTCCTGCGGGTGGGCGCTTTGGCGCCGCTGCGCAACATGATGCTCGGCGCCGCGCCGATGACCATCGGCCCGTTCGGCCTTGACCACACGGTCAGCGTGGCCTGCGAGCGGGCGCTGACGTACAGCGTTGGCACGTCGCCGAATGTGCTCACCGACGCCGTGAACGGATCGACCTTCCCGGCGCAGTACGACACTACGCAGGTGGCGCCGCAGGTCCAAGCGCTGGTGTCAGGGGCTGGGAAGATCGTTGCTAAGGGCCGCGTCTCTCAGATCGGACACAGCTTTGTGTCGAACGGATGGGTCGGCTCGCAGTTGACCTCTCTCAATTGCATCGCCTGGGCTGCGGCTCTGCTGGGTACGCCGCTGGATGTCACTGCCAACTACGGCGTGGCTGGCTCGACCATCGCGAATGTCATCGCTACCCAGCTTCCCAGCATTCTGGCTGACACCTCCACCATCGCCTACGTCGATATCGGCATCAATGACGTGGCCGACAATTCGGCTACCAGCGCAGATATCACGAGCTGGGCAACCCAGGTGCAAACGCTTGCCACCGCTCTCTGTGCGGCAAAGCAGGCCGTCATCTGGTGCGGGATCGACCCGGCCTCTACGACCTTTGCTCCGCGCGCCGCGGATGCTCGCAACTACAACGCGGTCACGGCCAACATCCTGGCGCAGTACTCCAATGCGCTGTTCGTGCCGATGGATACGGCGCTCAAGGACCCGGCGGCATCGCCGTTTGCGCAAACGCTGCTGGCCAGCGTGACCTACGACGGGCTTGTCCACCCCAATACGGCCGGCGCCTACCGTCGTGGCTACGCCATCGCCGCCGCGATCCGGGACCGAGCGAAGCTGAGCGACGGCTACACCGTCACGCGCTCAGTGTCCCTGCCGGCGTTCGGCACCTCGGGCGGCACCGCCACGCCTGGCTCTGGCGTCATCACCCAAACCAATCCGATCCCGAACGGGTACACGGTCCTTCTGGGAGGCGGATCGGCAAACCTGACCGTCGTTGTCACGACCAGCAACCCGACCAGCGGCCCCAAGCGAGTTCGCCTGTCGATCACAGCCACCGGCGCGGGCGCTGGCAACTTCAGCAACACCAGCTCGGCCGCTTTCGCGGGCGCCATCAACACCGGCGAAATCATGCGAGCCACCGCTCAAGTGGCTGTGGTGTCGAACTCCGGGGCGCTGACCGAGCTGTCAACACTGCTGAACCGCAACAGCCAGCTCGTCTCCGCCAACTCGCTGACCTCGGCAATCGAAACGCCGACCATTGGGTGGCCCACTGAGGCCCATCTCGGCACTTGGCGAACCAAGCCGACCGTGGCTGCGGGATCAAGCGCAAGTTGCACGCTGACGGTCACTTTCCGATTTGGCGGCGCTGGCACGGCCGTGATCGATATCTACGAGGGCATGAAGCTCGAAGCGGTCACCGAAGCCTAAGCAAATGGCTCACCAGATCCACAAATCTTCCTCTGGCTCCGGCTCGCCGCGCGCTTTGCGTTTTCTCTGCTCGGCCAGGTGCCAGACGTTGAGTGCGACGACGCCGGCCGCGAGCAGGCCGA